CTACGATGTAACCACCTTTTCTCCGAATCGGAAAGAGGTTGCGAACACGTAGCTGAGGCACCCACCATTCATTACGAACGATGGGACGCTTCAACCAGGTGACGTACCTCAAGTGATCATCCCTGCTTCTCTGATTTCGATATTGAAATCTCAGATAGCGGAATGAACACCATCCCTGATCGGTCTGTCCCACTGTGTCAAATTTGACACCGTAGTTCAGCTCGATTCGGCGCCAGTCTAATGTTTTTAGACCGGAGTCATCGGGGAAATCACTTGGAACGAGCTTGATCAAGAGCCCGTTCTTTGTGAACAACCCAAAAAGGTACTCAAGAAGAGCCTTGTCGTATACATACCTATTCGGTCCGAAGTATGAAATATACTTCTTTAAGACCGCATTCAGTATGACATACAGCCAAGGCTCGAGAGCACTTCCTCGAATTGAGGTAGGGGCCTTAATGTAAAAAGGCCGCACGTCCTCGCCGCGGAAGTAGTCACCTCCACAGCTCTCTCGGAACCCAGGCTCCAATGTGAAAAACGATTTCTCGCGATTCACGATGAAACCTACTGCTTCCGCTGCATCCATAAAAGTTGCAGCATCCACAGTGGGTAAGATACAGTCATCGCCAAACACAGAGACCGCCTCCCGTTCCTCCGGTAAACTGAGTAATGAGTAGGGGTTACCCCGTGTTCGCTGCATGACTGCACCTACGCCTAGGGACCAAAAGACGAGCGTCTCCAGCGGAAATGTTCCCGCGTTTCCCATAGTACTAACCATGTTCAGATCCACTGTTTCTCCCAAGATTTCCATCTTCGGGCAGCGGACCATGGTGACGTACCTGAACCACTGTTGAGGTAATAAATACCGCAGCAGTTCTATCGAAACACAGTCGCTAGCAGATGAGAAATCAATCGTGGCTAAATTGCCGGTGATTGAGCCCTCTCGTGCTAAACGCTTGTGAACGAAGGGAAGACACTCAACGTCCAATCCAACATCTTTCAAGCGGTCGTACATAATAGTCATCAAAGCCTGCTGAAAATACATATTAACAGTAGGTTCGATAGCTATCATACGACGTTTATCAGATGTCTTTGGAACGGTCGTAGCACGTGACGCTTCTACTATATCAATTTCTCTGGGCACGATATGCCTCCGGCGATTGAAAGCTTCAATCGCATCCTTCAACTGAACGTTGTCGGATAGATACTGATTATAGAGGGAAGCAGCTTCAGTAGTACTGCTCATAGGCCAGGTGTATTTAGCTTCAAGACTTGTATCCGAATAGGATACGCCTCTTGTAACGCCACTCGAGTGAGTGACGTTGTCCGCTATTTCACCCCAGGTAATATCCCTCAAGGTCCAATGCACAAGTGCACGGGCCCGTTTGAGCAAAAGCTCTAGAGGGTGTAGATGGTGTGAAGGAATATCACGAGGAGGACGAAATTCATCGTTCACCTTCGCATTCTTTCATTTGTTTCGAGAAATTGGCTAAAAGCCGCCTTCTCGAGTTCATCTACATTACCGACAGTTGAATCGTACTTTTTAAGGCACGATTTTTGCTGGGCTTCTGAGAAGAACCGCTGAGCTTGGCTCCCATAGCCGTACATCTGTGTGGCATGGGACAAGTCACGATTAAGGTTCTGACTAATAGCTGTCGCTATTTTGTCAGGATCAAAGAGCGTTTTCCGCCTCTTTGCTACCTTCGGTTTCGCCATGGATATCTCCTTTTAAGGCGTAATCGATCGCACTGGTAGGACAACCCCTCGCGGTGCTGTCCACCTCGGAAACTTCCGGGAGGTGAGCGTCACAAACGCTCTCTCCATAGAAGTTATGCTCCTTTGCATACGCATCCACAGCTTCCATCGTACTACAGCCGGCCAGTGAGGCCAGAAGTAGTATACCTCCAATCATGGAGACGATGTAGACTGCGAGTGCAATTCGGAACGCATTTATCATTTTCATGATAA